TGACAGTCGCTGATCTTACGTCAAGAAGGGACGCCATGATGCTTGATATGCAACGCGCTGGAAAGCCTGCGTCAGAGATTGCTAAAGTGAAGGCTCACTATGACAACCTTATCCGACAGGCGCAGGCGGCTGGATAACGTAGGGGGATAACAATATGTTTAAGCTGAAAGACACTGTTTTCTTTTCCTATCGTTTTCCTACAGGGAACGGCGAGGTTGTGCTATCCTTCCGTTACTCGCCTCGTGACAAAATCTACTTTATGGACATCCTTGATGGCGATGGCTACCTGCTCACCAACCTGCCTGTTTTGCCGGGCAAGGTGTATGACACTCCGTTCGCAGGGTTGGTAAAAGGCCACAACTTTTCTGTCATGTTTTTCCCGCTTAACGAAGTGGAAGCATACGACACCAATCGCCGACTGTCGGAACAAATCGAAGCTAATTTCATTACGCTAGTGTAGCAAGGGGGGTTTATGGCCGTAAAAGGTAGGAAGATTTCGCCAGCCACACAGGCAGATTGGACACCAGAGCAGTTTAAAGGTGATAAGCTCTCAGCAGGCGATTTGCAACGCGAGCTAAACACAGAAGGCCCAACCACTGTCGTCGTTTCTGATGGCTTGTCAACAAACCCGCAAAGTAGTGTTTTCATTTCGCCAGAAATCGTTCCTCTTGAATCATACAACCCGAAGTATTATTTTGGCCGTTGTTATAAGTTGGCTATCAAGAATATTGCCACGGGCTACATCCTTTATATCGAAGGGCTGCGTATGGAGTTTTCATATACGCAGCAATACGACGAAGCAGAGGAAAACAGCGTCGGCAAGATTGTTGTCCACAACCTAGCTTACGAAAACTTCAAGATGCTGGATAGGGATTATTGCCGTGTCACCCTGTACGCAGGGTACGAAGGCCAAGTGACCGAGCTGTTCACTACTGACGCTATCAACGCCAGCTTTGAGGAATCTGATGGCGGCACAAAAACAACAATTGATTTGACAAAGAGCTTCACAAAAAACGTGAAGAAAATTTCTTATCAGTCTGTTGAAAATGAAACCGTTGGTGGTGTGTTGTTTAACATCTTTCAGCAAATCGGCTACGGGCTTACAATTCAGTTTGACAGCAAAGAAGAAGGCGACGAGCTACAGAAGTTGCTGACGGAGCGCAAATTCACTTATGGGTTTAGCTCGATGGGAACCCTGCGTAGCGTCCTTAAAAACTTGCTGTACCCAATCGGGCTTCGGTGGCGTTTCAAAGAGATGGCTGACGACGACAAAATTGTTGTCCTTGTCCTGATGAAGTCTGAGGCGGCCAAAACAAAAGCTGACGAAGGTGAGAAAACGTTGCGCGATAAAAACATTGTGTATCTGTCGCCTAAAACTGGGTTGCTCGGGTTGCCAGTGCGTAAAAGCAAGTTTGTCAAACGCAAGGCAACGTTGTCTGTTCTCAGCAACGAGCAAGTTGTCGGCGTAAAATACAAAACGTCGAAAGACGGTAGCGAAACCAAGCCAACGACAAAAACGCTTGTACGATTTTTCCTTGACGCCTCTGCGCTTCTTAACCCAAGGGTGAGGTGTGGTAGTCCTGTTTTCATTTCCTGCAAATATGACGAGCTATCAGGTTTGTATGCCGCCCGCAGGATTGTTTACAGTGGTGACACCCACGGCCAACACTGGAAAATGGATATGGAGCTTGAGCCAATCAAAGGCAAGCTAGTGGTGGACAAAGGTGACGGCGACCTTATCCAATATGAAAACGAATGACGGCAAACGAGAGGGGTGTTTATGAGTTTAGGTTATCTTGAGAGGGCATTTTACGAGTTCTTCGATAGGCACAATTTCTGCATCCCGGCTGTCATTGTTTCCGTGCGCAACGCCGCCCAACGTCGTATTGACGTGAAGCCACTGCCCAACAAAGTGTACGCAACGGGTGAAGTGATTGAATACCCCGTCATCACCAGCGTGCAGGCTGTTATGCCGTCAACAAGCAACACCATGATCCACTTTCCGCTGGTGGTGGGTGATGTTGTGCTGCTTGTTTTCAGCCAAGAAGAGCTTGATAGTGCCAAGGCTGGCTCAACAGCACCGTACACACCAGACACACGCAGAAAACTCGACATGAGCGACGCTATCGCAATTGTGGGCTACTTTGGATTCGGGAATACACCTGAAAACAAGACGACACGCTATTGCAGCTACACGGATGCGGATGTTGCCATTGTTCACAACATTGGCAGCCCTGATGAAACCTCGTTTGTTCTCAAGAGCAACGGGGCGATGGAACTTGACGCCAATGCGTACACGTTCAAGCGTGGTAGGGCGTCATTTGTTGGCATCGACACCAAAAGCATCAAAGACGGCAATGGGCGCGAATATGTCGGCCATAAACACCAATACTACGATGACGGAACGCCTAAGATTACGTCTGAAAACTTGTGAGGGCACCGATGGATATTAGATTAGATGCGAGTGGTGACATTGAGTTTTCGAATGGCAAGTTGACGATGACCCGCTCTAAACCAGAATCTGTTGCACAGGCGCTATCTATCGAGCTTGGTACGCACCTTGGCGAATGGATGTTTGATGAGTATTTTGGTGTCGATTGGTTTGGTTCATTTTTTACAAAGGGCGTCAACAAGGGTGGCGCTGACAACTTTGTCAAATACCAAATCCTTCGTAACAAAAACGTGAAGATGATTGATAGCTTCACGTCAACATTCAGCAATCGTAGCTACTCTTGCCGTTTTAGTGCCGTCACAGAGGAAGGCAAGCGATATATTGTCAACATTGCTGCCGAGAGTGAAGGCAAGTTTAAGATCAGCATTTCTGAATAACAGCTTCAAAATTTTAGGAGAGGACAATGGCGCAACTTAGTGAGGCCGGGTTGCTTATCAATTCGTTTGATAGCATCATGGCCCGGTTGATTAGCAACACACAAGATATTTTTGAACAATATGTTCCGGCTGGTGACGCAGTTGACACCTCAAGTAGCACCGTTCTTGGGCGGCTGCTGACACTGATTGCGCCATACTACCTTGAAGCTGAAAGCTGCCTGTTGGATATTTACAACAGCATGGGTGTTGATACAGCTTCAGGTGCGCAACTTGAACGCTTGCTGAAGCTAGTTGACTTCACGTTTTCACGCCTGCCATACACCCTTGCAAAGCCGCAACTCACTGTTAGCACTGCTGTCAACACCATCCTGCCTGCTGGTAGCATTGTTGGCAGTGTTGATGCCGAATCGTTCTACACGCTTGATGACGAAGTGAACGCAAGCACGCCTATTGTCGGCCTTGAGTTTACAATGGAAACCAATGGCGTAGCTGATACGAAAACGCTGACTCTCACCTTCCCATCCGACACGGTAACATTCTCTGTTCCGTATGACGGCCACAAAACACGGCTCGAAGAGTTGAATGAGTTTTTTGCCGTCGTAAGCCATCCGTTGATTACGGCTGAAATCAAAAACAACCTGATTGTTATCAAGTCGTCGTCCACATTCACCTACACGCAAAACAATTTGTCGATTCGTGGCGAGCTGAAGCATGTACAAGCTACGGCTAAAACAAGCGGCAGCCTTGCGCAAAAAGAAGGTGAAATTTCTGTCATCCAAACCCCTGTCCTCGGCTGGAACTGGGTGACAAATGAAAGCCCTGTTGGCGCAAGCGAAGGCATTGAAAGCGATGCTGACATGCGTATCCGCTTCGACACCACCCGTATGCGTGCCTCTCGCTCAATGCAGGCATTCTATTCGCGCCTGTACGCTGTAGATGGCGTTAAGTCTGTTGTCGTGCGTAGCGGCCCCATCCTGCTTGAAGGCGACACTGTGCCAGCGGCAGCGTTTGTTGTTGTCGTCAAGGGTGGCAGTGATGTTGACGTGGCGACGGCGATCTGGAAGGAAACACCCTTCGGTATTACGTCGTATGGTAACACAAGTGTCGTCATCACTGACCCGTATGCTGGCACTGTTACAGTGGATTTCTATCGGCCTGTTCTGGTTCCGGTTAAGGTGAAGATTGCTGTCAACGTTTACGAGGGGCATCCGACAAATGTTGACGACGTTATCAAAGCTGCCGTTAAGGACAAGATTGATAACCTTGCTGTAGGTGAAAACCTGACGATTGGCAAGCTGTTTGTTGCGCTCGACGGCATCAAAGGAATTGCCGTTAGCAGTATTGGCGTCGCCAAGGTTGCTGATGCTGCATATGGAAATATTGTTGACCTGCTGTACTACGAAAGCGCATCTGTTTCGCTGTCAGACATCACTGTTGTTTAAAGGAGTTGCGAAATGCTAGATAGCCCTAACGCACCTGCTACAGATTTTGAAGCGATGACGGCACAGAGTAAGCGATGGTTTACGGACAAGTTTAAAGACAAGCCTGTTTTTCTTGCCGTATTCCTGTCGCTTATTTCGCACTTTGAAGAAGTGTATAACGTCGCTGCGCAGTTTAACAGTGAGTTTACAATCGACGACGCAACAGGCAACATGCTTGATATGATTGGCCGTCTGAACGGTCAGGACAGGTTGCTGTACAGCTTTACTGATTTGCCGTATTTTGGTTTCGATGGTAGCTTTAACGGCAAAACATACGGCACAACAACAGACCCTGACGTTGGTGGCGTCTATCGTAGCAAGTTTGATACCCTGACGAAATCGTTCTTTATCGCCGATGACGACGACTATCGAAAGCTAATCAAGCTGCGGCAATTGTCAACCAAGAGCAACACCACTTACGAAGATGTTTACAAGTTGATAGCGTACGCCATCGACAATAAACCGTTTGGTGTCAGTGTTAACGATGGGGTTGTCACTATCACTGTTGAAGAAGAGTTGACAGAGCTTCAGGAATACCTGCTGAAAACTATTATGTGGGTTGACAGTTTTACACCTGTGCCGATTGGTATCAAAGTGGTGCTTGAGCTAATCAAAGATGGCGTTCCTACGCTGTTTATTAAAGATGAGGACGTGAGCCAATATGCGAGTTTTTAACCGGAATATTCTGAATACGTTGTGGGCAGACTCTGGCTCTCGTTCCACAATCCCGCCAATCAAAATCCAACAAGGGTGGACAGCAGAGAAGCCGCCGTTTGAGTACGAAAATGAACGCCGTAACTTCCAAGAAGAAACGCTGGCATACATCTACCAAAACGGCATCCCTGAGTGGCATGTTCAACAGGAATACCCACAACACGCCTTGTGCCGTGTTGGTGCCGTCACCTATCGCGCCATTGCCGACACCACGGGCGACAACCCGGCAACAACACCAGCGAAGTGGGAACGCGCGTTTGAAGATTATCAAGACGTGGCAGGGCAGCTTGCGGATTTGCAGCAATATGTTGACGATCAGGACACTATTCTTGACAACAAGATTGACGCTAATCAGGATGACATTGCTGCACTGGACACGCGCGTTGACAGCCTTGAAACTAACTTGACCACTGAAGTCACAGACCGGATGACAATGGGCACCAATCTATCGGATTTGATTGCCGCTACTGAGTTGCAAATCAAGCGCACAATGTTTGAGTCCGTGTTCCCTGTGGGAAGTATTTATGTTGGCGACAACACGGAAAATCCGAATACACGATGGGAGTCTGTTATCGGCTACACTACCACTTGGGTGAAGATTGAAAACCGTTTCTTGTTTGGTGCCGCTGACTTTGAAACTCCTCTGTTTCCAAACGGTGATATTGCTGGCACTACGGCTGGTGCTAGGGAAGTTACGCTTACCGTTGACAACTTGCCCGCACACCATCACTTGCAGATGGCAGAGTCTGACGCTGGGGCATATCAGCCACAAGTTACGAATGTTGCCGGAAGTCTCGACGGGTTGCGTGGGCAAACCGATCCAGCCAGCACAGGCAAAACAGGCGTATATACTGGCAACACTGGTGGTGGCACTGCTGTCGATATTATGCCACCACTGCGTGTAACACGCTTCTGGCGTCGGACGGCCTAACGGGAGAACCATATGCAAATTAAGAAAACCATCACTGTTAAACAGGGCGCAACAATTAGCTGGCCATGTTTGCTGACGAGTTGCACCAACGGTGAGCCTGTTGACCTCACCGGGTCAACAATCAAGGCTGACGTTTCTTTCCTCGGGCAACGAATTGCATCTTTCGCTGTCGAAGTGTTAAACCCTGTTAGCGGGTATTTCAATCTAAACCTGAGCGATGTCACCCTGCCTGTCGGTGTGTTACAGTTTGACATCCTACGCCTGATGGGCGGTGTTGTAGTTTACAGCGAAACGGCCAACTTGGTTGTTGAGCCGTCAATTACTGATGTATAAGGGGCAACTCGGTATGGACAAACTAACGATTAATAGCGGAAGCGGCTACAAACTGTCTATCAATAACG